GTAACGTCTGGACACGCTTCAATGGCATCACTAATTTTAACTCAGTTCCCTCCATCGAAAAACTGCATAAGTACGACGTTGAAAACACCAGTCTTTCTACTGGAACAAACCAGTCCTACGCCCGCCGTGCTTCTTTCTTCCATCTCTACGTCAGACCTGCCAACAACGATTACAGCCCCGAAGAAGGCTGGGCCAAGCTAAACCCATTCCCCTTCTGCGTTGTTGGATCTGCGCCGCAGGACCAATACAACTTCATCCGCATCGCGCAGCCCTTCGATCAGTTCGAATACCGCATCCGCCCAGTCACTTCCGGCGAAATCAACCAGATTATTGGTCGTGGCTTATGCATCCGCCTGAACAGCGACGGCATCACGGCAGTCAATCCGTTCTACGACGCCTCGGGAATCGTCACGCAATACGGCACCTTCACCATCCGCGTCCGAGGCTTCCTCGATGACATCGCAGCGCTGGCACTCCATTCGGAAATGGTCAGCGACCCCGTTTTTTCAGGTAGCCAAGTTACAACCGCACCCGTATCAAGTGTGCGTTTTGTGCGTGCTTTTTCCTACCGCGACAACACCGACGCCAACCTCCGCCGCATCAGCAATGGCATCGCAAAGGCCATCGGCAAAGACCCTGACAACGTTGGCGAGGCTCCGTTTCCCGATGTGCCGTACTTTCCGCTGCCTGTTGGCGCAGAGTACCAATTTACCGAAGCAGACAAAAACAACTTTCAATTCAGCGGGGGTGGCCGTACCGTCCGGCTCAACATGCGGCTGCGCGTCGAAAACCTTGGTCCCAATGACCCTGGAGCAGCTCGCACAATCTTCTGGACTTTAGTAAACGGCCAATCCATCCCAGCCAACTTTACTGGCACTTGGACAGGCGGCGAAATCTTTGTAATCACTAAGCCAATTCTTGACGACACTTTGGTCGACTACATTTTCGAAGTCAACACGCCTGTCACCACGCGCACTTACACCACAGTCTCAGGCCCGCGCATTTTTGAAATAAACAGCGCGATTGCTGAAGTGTCGCACTACAGCAACCTCATCACACGCAGTTGCGACAACGGCCCAGAGCACGAGCTGGTTTACGTCAACGAAAACCTAGCCAATGATCCGGTTCGTAACGGCGTCGCCTCGTACACGGGCTGCGCTATGGCAGGCATCAGCGTCCGCAGCGGCATCAGCCTCAGTAGCTTCGAGCAACTGCACATCTACCAAAAGAAAGGCATCCAAGTCACCAATATTCGCCGCAACTCCAACGGCAACACAGTCCTTACCACGGACTCCTCCAACATTTTCACCGACCTTGCCTACTACCTCCTCACCAATCCCCACACTGGCGCAGGCGAACTGATCAGCAGCGACCTCGTTGACCTCGCCCAGTTTGCCCGCACCGGCTCCTTCCTCGAAGCCAACGGCCTGTACTACGACGACGTGATTGTCGAACCGCAAAACCTGCGCGAATTTCTGGCACGCATCAGCACCTCGCTGCTTTGCAACCTCGTCATGCGCGGCGGCAAGTTTTCAATCGAACCCGCCCTCCCCATCGACACCACACGCAATTACACGATGTTCGATGTCAAGGTGCCCATCTCGGGCATCTTCACCGAAGGCAACATCATCGAGGACTCCTTCCAACTGGAATACGTCCAAGCCCAAGAGCGCCTTCCCATTCGTGCCATGGTGCGCTACCGCACCGAACTGCCCAATCGCTTCCCACAAGAACAAACAGCGGTCGTGTACTACACCGACCAACCCAACGGTCCACTCGAAGAGTTCAGTTTCACACACATCACCAGTCGTTACCACGCCGAACTATTTGCCAAGTACGCCCTGAGCGCCCGTCGTCACCGCACCCATGTGGTCAGCTTCCAGACGCTGCCCTACGGCCTCGGTTTGGCACCCGGAGACTTCATCCGCGTGGTGACGCAAGCCAGCTACGTCCAGCCTGGTGCGTCCGGCATCATCAAAGACAACGGCGCCATCATTACGCCCGCCCAGCTCACCAGCGGCCAGAGCGTCGAAGTGTACTACTGGGACCGCAACGACAACGAGGTCAACGAAGACACGCTCACCGTCAGCATCGTCGACGGCCAGCCAAAAGCCAACAAACTATTCGGCTCGATCTTTGCCATCAAAGACACAACAACGCGCTCGCTTGTCTACATGGTCGACTCAATCGACCTTGACGAAGAAGGCCTGGCACGCATCAGCGCCAGCTACTTCCCCATCGACGAAAACGGCTACAGCGTGGTCGCTAATGAACTCAAGCCTTCTTACAATGGATTCACGGTGGTAAGCGACCTGGCACCTGACTGATGACCCTGCCAAACCTCCGACCATCGAGCCGCACTTTCAATCCGGGCGACTACCCGGTCAAGTTGTTTCGCACGCAAAGCGGCGCCGAATCCCGCATCCTTTACGGCAACAAGCGCGTCGGCGGCACGTTGGAACTGACCTACCAGAACATCAGCGACGCAGACGCCGACCTCTTCATCTCCAGCTACGACACCACCAAAGGCACCTTCTCCGCCTTCGACCTGCCCGACAACGCCAAAGCCGGCTGGACCGGCAGCAGCTCTACTTTTGTACCACAATCAGGGCTGCGTTATCGTTATGCAGAGCCCCCGGATATTGCCAGCGTCAAGCCCGGTCGTAGCACCGTAACCATCCGCCTGGTCGTGACCACATCATGAGCAAGTACTACACCGGCAAAGACGGCACCCTCAGCATCGCTGGCACCACGCAGGTGAAAGTGACCAATTGGTCTCTTCAGGCCGAGCTAGATATGCTGGAAACTACCACGCTGGGCGACGACGATCGCAGCTACACGCCCGGCATCCGCTCGTACAGCGGCTCCGCCACGCTGCTGTACTACGAAGACGACACCGCCCGCAACGACGCTGCCACGCAAGTCAAGCGCGTCATCAGCACTGGCGCCCCCAGCACTTCTGCCATAGCTTTCATCCTGGCGCTCGGCAGCAAGACCGTTACCCTCAACGCTTTTATCACCAGTGCCTCCTACGGCGCCAGCGTTGGCGAAGTGGTGAGCGCCCAGATCAGCTTCCAGGGTTCTGGTGCTGCAACAGGAGTGGCCATCTAATGTCCACCTACCTTGGCGCTTACGGTCGCGTCGCCCTCCGCCGCAAAAGTGACGAAGGCGAAAAAACTTCAATCGTCAACACCAGTGACATCAACGTTAATAGCCGCCGATTCAGCTTTGACTTTGAATCTGGCTTCCTAATCAGCGGCGACGAAGTCGAAATCACAAGTACAAATGGAGCAGTACTGGAATTTGTTGGCACTGACGGCTGGGCCGATGCCACTAAGCGAAACAGCGGCAAGTGGTTTATTTTTGTGGACGATCTTGGTGGCATTCGTTTATACAGTACGTTCGCCGCGTCTCTTGACGGAGAGCTCGCCGGTGCGATCACGCTAAGTGCCATCGCTTCTGATATACCTATTCGCGTAAGGGTTGAAAATGCCAGCAGTCGACTACTTGGAGCAGTTACTTCCTACGAAATTAATACCAATCGCGAGGCCATCGACGTAACAGCGCTGTCCGAAGAATTTCGCAATCAGTACAGCGGCTTGATGTCCGGCTCTGGAACCATCTCTTGTCACTGGGATTACTTAAACGACACCAGTGAAAGCGGAAATTATTTACTACAGTTAATACTTCGCACGGAAGTTGGAAGTGAATTTGATGCTGAACTTTTCGTGAAAACTGAAAGCTATTCTCCCGCTGGTCAACAAAACGTCTTGAATGATAAAATATACTATAGTATCAGTGGTATCATTACAAATGCGGCCGTTGCGTTTCAGCCCGGTTCCATTGTTGAAATGACCGCTGATTTTGTCACTACTGGTCGCATTCGACTTCGTACCGGTGTAAGTGCTTTCAGCTATCTGCTGCAAGAAAACGACGATAGACTTGAGCTTGAGCAAGACGCCAGCTCGTACTTGGCCTTGGAACAGGAGGACTAACCCTTGGCAGACCTCAAAATTACAGAGCTGCAGGCTCTAGCTGGCGCCAACCTTGCAGCCACGGACCAACTCGCTATCGCGGACATCAGTGCCAGCGAGACCAAAAAAATCTCGGTCAACGACCTGATCGCCTACGGCGTCGACCTTATCACCAACGGCGACATACCCAGCGTCAAAGTCAGCTTTGCCGCCGGCTCGATCGTCGAGGCATCCATCGCCTCAGGCGCCGTCACTGCCACCAAAATCGGGGCTGATGCCGTAACTGCGGCCAAACTCGGAGACCAAAGCACTTGCGTTATCGCAGCAACCAAAGCCGCGCTTGATGCGCTGACCGGCGACTTTGTAGGGCAGTTCGGCTTTACAACCGACAACATTAAGCTCTACATGTGGCGCGACAGCAGTTGGAACCTGCTTAACGCTGCCGGCTCTATCAATAGCATTACCGCAAACAACAGCGGAATTGTCAACATCACCGTCACAACAGACGGCGATGAAGTAACACTTACCCCCTCGCTCGACAACACAGCCGCCGCTGCCCAGTTTCTCGCAGGCCCCACTGGCTCGGCTGGTGCAGCAAGCTACCGCACCATTGCTGGTGCCGATCTCCCCACCGCTACGACCAGTGCAAAGGGTGGCGTCATCATCAACGGCGGCGGCCTGACACTGATTGGCGACACGGCCGTCATCAACAACACGGTCACGCCCGTCAGCGACCAGCTCCGCAAGATCAGCTACAGCGCCCAAGGCCTGATCACCGCCAGCACCAGCGTTACAGGCGGTGACTTGCCCGTTGCCACAAGCTCTGTCGTAGGCGTAGTCCGCCCTGGCACTGGCCTGAGTGTCGACGGCAGCGGCGTCCTCAACCACACCAACGTGGTTACAGGTGCCACACAAAACGGTTTCACCTTCGACGCTCAAGGCCATATCACCAACGCCACTGGACTGGTTGCGGCCGACATCCCAGACCTCCCGGCCACAAAACTGACCAGCGGCTCGCTCGACATCGCCCGCATCAGTA